TAATAAGGGCTGGCAATTCAAAACTGATACAGATTAGGGAGTAACTTATGGCTCTCACTCAAATCAAATTCGCACCAGGAGTTGATAAACAAGATACTAGCGTCGGCGCTATTGGACGTTGGACAGATTCTGATAATGTTAGATGGAGATATGGACTACCAGAAAAAGTAGGTGGTTGGCAATCTTTGCTTACAGATTCTATTGTAGGTGTAGCTAGAAAACAACATGCTTTTGTTGATACCGAAGGTAATAGATATATTGCAATTGGCACAGATAAATTTTTACTTATATTCTTTGAAGGACAGTTATTTGATATAACTCCTTTAGCAACTACTATTTCATCAGCTACTTTTACTTTTAATGGCACAACTACAATTACAATTACTACATCAGCCGCTCACAATTTAGAAGATGGTGATATTGTTTTATTAGATTCGGTTACTTTACCAGGTGGTACAGGATTAAGTGCATCAGACTTTGAAGATAAACTATTTCAAATTATTTCTACACCAACAGCAAACACTTTTACTATAACTTTTACAAGCGCAGGGTCTGCAGCTTCTGGTGGTAGTGTAGATATAAAACCTTATGAAAGAGTTGGTCCGGCGGCACAAACTTATGGTTATGGTTTTGGTATTAGTCAATATGGTGGAACTGTACAAGGTGCACAAACAACAACTTTGAATGGTAGTTTAAATGCAGATACAGCAGGTACAGGTGGAACGGGGACCGCGGTTACAGTTGTAAGTACAACAGGATTTCCTACTGCAGGAACTATTGCAATAGCTAACGAATTAATTACATACACATCAACAAGTTCAACACAATTTTTAGGTATTACTAGAGGTGCAAAAGGCACAGCAACCACTGGTACATCCAATGGTCAAGCACACTCATCAAGTGACACAGTCACAAACGCATCAGAGTTTAGTGGATGGGGTGATGCAGTTGATGCAGGAACTATAACTCTTGAACCAGGTCTTTGGTCATTAAGTAATTTTGGTCAAGTATTAGTTGCAACAATTGCAAACGGTAAAACATTTACATGGAATGCAGGAGATGCAGCAAGATTAAGTGTAAGAGCATCTACTGGCACAACAGATTTTGTAACCACAGGAAACCCAACAGCTACAAGAACAACTCTTATTTCACCAACAACACGTCACTTAATTCATTTTGGAACTGAAGTAACCATTGGATCAACTGCTACACAAGATGATATGTTTATAAGATTTTCTGAACAAGAAGATATTAATGACTATTCTATTTTAGCAACTAACACAGCGGGTTCTCAAAGACTACAAGATGGTACAAAAATTATGGGAGCTTTAGTTGCAAAAGAAAATATTCTAGTATGGACTGATAATGCATTGTACACAATGAAATTTGTTGGTGCTCCATTTACATTTGGTTTTGAACAAGTAGGTACAAACTGTGGATTGATTGGTAAAAATGCAGCCGTTGAAATAGATGGTGTTGCATATTGGATGGGTAGTAATGGTTTCTTCTCGTTTGATGGTACAGTAAATACACTACCTTGTTCTGTAGAAGATTATGTTTATGATGATATAGATACTACAAAAGGACAACAAGTGTGTGCAGGTATTAACAACTTGTTTACAGAAGTTACTTGGTGGTATCCAACATCAGGATCAGATTTTAATAATAGATATGTAGTTTACAATTATGGTACAGTAAATAATCCTTTACCAATGGGTAACTGGTACACAGGAGTTAACACAAATTCTATTAGAACAACTTGGATAGATTCTCTTGTATATCCTAAACCATATGCAACAGCATATAACAGTTCTAACACAGGAACTTTTCCTGCTATTATTGGAGAAACAGGACTAGGTCAAAGCGTATTGTTTGAACACGAAACAGGGACCGATCAAGTTAATCCAGATGGTAGTGTAACAACACTTACTTCTTTTGTTCAGTCTTATGATTTTTCTTTACAAACAGATCAAGGTGCAGCTGAATACTTTTTAGCAATGAGAAGATTTTTACCTAACTTTAAAATTTTACAAGGTAACGCAAGCGTTACAATATCTGTAGCTGATTATCCTGCAGATCCAAACACAACATCTACTTTAAGTCCTTTTACTGTAGACTCAACTACAACTAAAGTTGATACTAGAGCAAGAGGTCGATACGCAGCTTTAAAAATAGAAAACACAGGTGTGTCTGAATCTTGGAGATTCGGTACATTTCAAGCAGACTTACAACCAGACGGAAGAAGATAATGACAAAAATAGTAGTAAGATTACCAGAACCTAAAAAAGAATATAGTGAAGATAACCAAAGACAAATTAATAGATCTTTGGCTTCTATAGTAGAACAATTAAATTCTACATTTTTAAGACAACTAAAAGAAGATCAAGAACGATTTACTTGGTTAGGACTTGGTTAATGGCAAATATATATCAAAACGCAAAAAAAGATTTAACAACTAACACAGTTACAACTTTATATACTGTACCTTCTAACTCTAGAGCTATTGTAAAGTCATTATTAGTTAGTAGTGATAATGGTAGTGATACAACTATTACTGTAGATTTGTTTGATGGAGATCCAGCGTCAGCTAACAAGTTTACTTTATTTAATACTAAAACAATTACTGGTAATACATCAGATCAATTATTAACAGAGCCTTTAATTATGCAGGAAAGTGAAGTCTTGCAAGTAACTGCTGCAGATGCTAATAGATTATTTGTGGTAGCATCAATACTAGAAATTAATAGAGAGGATAAATAATGCCGTTTATAGAAACAGAAGCTTCTGTTAGGTATGAAACAATTAATGGTAAAAGAGTGCCAGTAATTACACCTAAAACAGAGGTAACATTAACTAATACAGAAACAGGTCAAGAATATATGTCTGACGCTGAAGCTTTAGCAGATGTTCAAAATGCTAATACAGCTACAAAATCTGAACATATACGAAGAGACGTAAATGTAACTGTAGAAGAGATAAAGATAGGCGCTGGCTTTAACATCAGCGATTGACGATTGACAAAAAAACAAGTAAAATGCACGATACCGGCATATATACAAGACTTGCCTTCTTGCATTTCAACAATATAATATAAGGAACTATGGGATTTTTTTCTGGAATAAGACGTAGAATCAAAAAGATTATACCTAAAGAGATTAGGCCGGCTTTACCATTTATTTTAGCGGCTACTCCTCTTGCAGGTGCAGCAGGCCCATTAGCAGGAATTCAAAGTGCAGCAATGAGAAAAGCTCTCATAGCTGGTGCCGCAAAAGGTTTATCTGATGATGAAGCTGGAATAAAAGATATTTTAAGAACAAGTACATTAGCAGCAGCACCAGATGTAATTGGTGGTGGACTTGGAAATTTAGCTGAAAAATATCCTGGAGGCGGTATAGCTGAAACAGCATTAAAAACAAAAAAATATATTGACGAAGCAGGTGCATTAAAAACTGTAGGTGCACAAGCCGCAACAGATTTTGGAATTAAACAAGCAGAGCTAAACGAAAAAGCTATAGAAGAATACAATGCAAATTTATTATCTAGAGGTATCAAAGACAAAGCTGATAGAAGAAGTGCAATCTTTAGTATCTTTGTAAATAATGGATATGATGAAGACGAAGTAAATGTTATGCTAGATAAATACGGGTACGCGGACGGTGGTAAGGTAATGGCAAAAGCTAGTATGAAAGGTTACGGAGATTTTTTAAGAAAATTAAAAAAGAAAAAAAGAAAAGCAAAAGCTGATGGTGGAAGAATAGGTTTAGAAAAAGGTGGAATGAGTGAAGAAAGAACTGCATTATTTGCTGCGTTGTTGGAAAGACATCCAGATGCTTCAACAGAAGAAATAGCAATGATGATGGAGGAACAATTTCCAGAAGAATTTAATGCCGGAGAATTTAGTGATAATCTTTCTTCAGGTATCAGTGGATTAGAAACAGCATTTGGACAACCATTGGGCGGAAGGAGGCCCGAACCTATGAGAATAATACCAGGATTTGCAAGCGGTGGAGATGTAGATGAAGTTATGGAATTTGATGAAGAAATTATTACACCAGAATATCTTATGAAAGAAGAAGGTGTACCAATTCAAGAACAAGTATCTAGTCCTAACGCTATGGACGAATTAAATTCATTATCTTTAGATATGTTTGGTAGACCAGTATTTGAATTAACAGAAGAAGAATTTGAAATGTTAAAAGACTTTGCATCACAGCAAGCTTTAAAACCAGGTTTAATTGATGAGTATAGAAACTATAAATATCAAATGGAAGAACAAGGTATAACACCTATGTCACCTAGAGATTATTTTAGAAACGAATTTGGTGCAGCTAGATTAGGTGTTGCTAAAGGTGGACCAGTAGAAATAAATATTAATGCTGGTGGAAATAACATGGAAGATATTAAAGGACAAATGGCTGGTCCTGATTACGTTGTTAAAAGAATGGAAGACTTATTAGATTTAGGTTATGACTATGACACAGCAGGTGCAATAGCAATGGATGAAGATTTATATCGTGAAGCTATGGACAAAGGCCCAATCGATGATTACAAAAAAGGTGGTAAAGTAATTAAGATTATGCCTGAAGGAGTTTTATACAAAGGTAAAGCAAAAGACTATCCAGGTATAAAACAACTTATAAAAGACATGAAGAAAAAAGGTACAAGAAATAAAAAAGCTGAAGGTGGTCTTATGAATCTTGGTGGTAATGAAATGGATTTAAGAGGTGGTGGATTTGTACCTATGGGTGCAAAAGAAAGAGCAGATGATGTACCTGCAAGACTTTCTAAAAACGAATTTGTAATGACTGCAGATGCAGTTAGAGCAGC